AGTTTGCCTGGACATATCATCGTCCTGAGCTGAGGCTGGGAATTGAAACAATGAAAACCGAATGTGCTATCTATCGGGCACGAGGTTTTGACTATTTGTATCTTGAACAGGCACATCTGTACAAGAGTGAAATAGATGGATTTGAAATTTTGGGACCAATGACATAATGGACTTATACACTATATGGGCCGACAAACAAGGCGACATCTCTGATCTTGAGTGGGTCACTAACATGCGAGGCTTTTTTGATCATCTTGTAGAAGAAAACAAGATGCAAAGTTATAGAATCACCCGTTGCAAGATGGGATTCAGATCAATCTCTGACATGCCCGAGTGGATGATCATCATGGAATTCACGGGCATGGCACAAATGGACGAGGCATTTCGCCGAGTAGCACCACTCAAAGGTGAGCTTGAGGACAAGCATCGTAGCTTCAATCAGTTTGTGTCGGGCAACATACAACACGCACTGTTTAGAGATTGGCCAGATGACCTCTAAAGTAGTTTGTGTGACCAGCATTGGTCAGGTTGGTGCAACGTTTTTAGATTGGAGTTTGCACTGGCTTGTTGGACACAACGATATCTATAATACTGATCAACAGAGCTGGCTGGCGTTGTCTGCGATGCCACTGACACAACACAACGCACATAACCACCCCAAAAATCATCCTGCAGGTCACGGAGAATTTCTGCAGACCGTTGAGAATCTACAACAAATCCCCACCACAACTTTTCACTCTTGTTATGCAAGCCCGCTGGATTCATACCAAACTGCGCAGAATTTGTCTATCACTGATCAGCAGCTACAAGATGCAAGAATCTTAGAATGGTTAATGACCACTGTGGATCTTGACTACGCTCATATTTTTAAATCAGCAACACAATGCCCAATCATCTACATACACACTGACTCACGGCACTCGTATTATCAATTGCTATCTATGTCGCGAGCAAAAACAGATGGATATGTGGGATTTCATCAATGGTATTTTCAAGGCAAACTAAAACCCACACAACACACATGGGATCAAAGAGAAATGCTGGCCTTGGATCTTCGACCCAGTTACCACTTAGAAAACGACTATATAGATTTTTCTGTTCCGCATTTGAGAGTTGATGCCGAAGAACTTTGGTACGATCCCACAGCAGTGGTAAAGCAATGCTTTGAATATCTTGACTGTGAAATTGACCAGGCACGATGGGAGCATTGGAGAACTGTGGCCGATCAGTGGCAAGATATACAGCGACCCATGCTGAGATTTTGTAGAAATTTAGATCACATAGTCATGGCTACAGTCAAGGGTTGGGATTTTCCACTACCAGAATTGTCATTGCTTCAGGAAGCTATCATTCAACATCACTTGATTTACGATCACAATCTAAATATTTGCAATTGGCAACTTGAATCATTTCCAGATAATACAAACAAACTTCACAAACTGTTAGAACCTAATCAACACGCTACAAGAACTACTTCGTAGTTCAGTTGATTTCGCTTACGCTCATCAACGATTGTCTTTAAGAGATATCATCCAGATAAAGCAGTCACTCTTTGCCCAGGGCGGGCAAAGAAAAAACGCGACATCATCCGAGTATCACAGTCACTAGCATTAGGGTGTTTAGCAGAGGCGGTTGTCCGGTACCTCCATCCCCGTCTTTATTACAACGGCGGCTTATCAACAAGATGCTAGCCCTTGCCAACAAACGTGCATGATCGCTCATGCGTCTTTTTTGCCTTCTGTTTTTTCAAACAACTAAATCGCGGCGTTTGCGATCTTCATCCTTTCGGGTAGTAGTTGAGTGCTCACTAGCGCGGTGAGTCTTCCGTCCCTGTGATCTGAGATCCAGGTCTAGGGCACACGATGTTGGCCTGTGCTAGCCTTAGTTGCTTAATTTGCCTTTGATATGCGAGCCATGGACGCGAACTTGAATATGACCATTGTAGTAGTCATCTGATTCCAGCACACGTCTTGAGAATTGTTCACGAGCCTCTATATAACTGCATTCCGATTTGGTTTTGCAATAATACAATATTTCGCGGGAGAAGTTGTCTATGCCTAGTTGCTCTATGTCTTTGGAGAGTTCGGGTGATGAGCCATAATATGTTTGCCAGTCTGAATCTATTGTACCTCTGATTTTCTTGCGCTTTTTGTTACCGTTTTTAAGTTTGACCACTCTATAAGTTGTTCGTTTAAATCTTGCTAGTTTTTTACCAATATACTTTCTGCCGGTTGTGTTGTTTGTGATCAAATACACAAATCCCGCACAATCTTCAGGAAGCGTTTCTACTACGAGAGATTCAAAGAGCCATGACATACAGCATAATTTATCCCTTTACCACTGAGTTGCATATTCTTCTGTGACCACAGCAGCAGCACACTTGGTTTGACATTCAATCCAACCATAGGTTTTGAACTCGTCTTGCCAGAAATTATCAGCAAGAACCTGCTGTAAATCCTGTGTGCGCAGGTTGTATTTTCGTCCTAATTTTGACCAGGGCTGATTGTGTTCATAGCGATTGGCTACCCAACAACAGGGGTAAAAGTTACCCTGTGCGCTGATATAGAGGCCTTTATTACCAATTGAACACAAAGGTCTTACATTATTTTGTACTTGACTGTCTGTGTAAAGTTTGCGATTTACCGGCCAAATCGCAGTGCCGCGACCTGTAAAATCAGTAACGTCACGTTCAAACCGCATGGTATTGCTGATCAATTCGTCTTTGGGTTGCAGTGCATCTACAGGCCCGTAACTGGGGTAGATTTTATAGAACTTAGTGCTGCGGGTCAACTGAAAACGATCCATGCCCAGCTGTTGAGCTTGAGATTTCATCTGCTTCAAATACTGCTCGTTGAATGCGAATGCAATTGCAGCCCAGACAATTTGACAATGGCTTGCTGCTCGCAGTGTTTTGATCCCAGACATAATACTATGATAGTTGCTGTTGACACGATACTGATTGTTGGATGCATCATCGTATCCATCAATACTGAAGTGTACGCTGTCTTGAGCAGACAACAATCCACCCAGGGCATGCCACCAGTCAGGATCTTTGTAGCTACCGTTGGTAACAATCACAATCTCGATACTAGGTTTGGTATTTTTAAAATACCTAATGACTTCTAAGAAGTCATGTGCGTAGATGGGGTCGCCATCATCGCCGCAGAATGTAAGTTTCTCTACATGTTGATGTATGAACGACTCGGGGAAGTTCTGCCAGAAGAATTCTAGATCTAGTTCGGTGTTTTTTAATCCTTCAGGTACTTCTTGACGAGCGCAACGAGGGCACCGCAAAGTACACTTGCTTGATATTTCAATGTGCCAGTGCCAAAGTGCTAGACTCATACTGTTTCAATATCCGTGTTATAACTTGTGAAGCCATTCTCTTTGACCACACGCAAGATGTTTTCAACTCGCCCAGCAAGTTCATCACGATGTGACACCAACCAAATACTCTTGCTGCGTTCGCGACTCATCTTCTTCAACAATGCAAGACTGTTCTCTACACCCTGTGTGTCCATGCCTGAATCAATCATCTCGTCAATAAACAACAAGTTGATGGGACGATACAAACTTTCCCAGACATCACGGAACGCCCAACTCATACTGAGTATGAGACGATTGCGTTCACCACGACTTAAATTATCAAAGTCAAGTTCACGTCCTAGTTCTTCAATTTGCACAGTGAGATCGTTTTGGAACACCACTGTATGCGGTAAACCAATCCTATCAAGGTAGTGTGTGAGTCTAGCATTGAGATAACTGAGATTCTGTTCAATGATCTTCTTGCGTATGAACGAATCCTTCTGCGTCAACAACTTTAACAAAAACTCTTGATGATCCTGCAATCGGGTGAGTTCATTTAAAGTATCATACTCAACGGACTGCACAGCCTGTGCAGTCATGTCAGCAATCTGATCAACATAAGGATCAATTTCGTTTTGCTTGGACATGAGTTGACTCAACACATGCGCCATGCTTGATCGATGTTCGTAGGCATCAGACTCTTGATCGTAAAACACCTGTGGTTGAGTTCCCAATACACTAAGTTCACGTAATGCATCAGTATGTTCCATCCACTGACCGTTTGTAGACAGGGCCTGCATTGCGGCCTCGGACAAGGATTTTCTTTTGGCTTCCAGTACCTGCTCGTGTTTGCTGTCATGAAACGCTTGTCCGCAACTATGACAAGTGTGCTTTTCAAGACTGGCAATCTCCGACTTTAACTTTTCAATGTCTTTCTTTTCTCTAGCTTCATCTAATTCACAGCGTTTGATCCAGGATGTAAGATCAGCAATGGCTTTTTTCTTGACGTTGTATTCGGACAATGCTTGATGTGATTGCAACTCAGCTTCAATATCAACCTTGCCAAGTTCGTCGTAGGCTGCTTGAAATGCAGCAACATCTTCGTTGCGTTTCTTCTGCCACAGCGTTTGCCTACGCCGTGCTGCATCAATCTGTTCTTCAATACGCTTGTTGGCTTCTTGCACAGCACGTATTCTAAATTCTTCTTGCTGAATAGCTTCTTTGGTTTGTTTGTTGAGTTCTTTGATACGATCAGCACGTTCACTCAACAACGTAATACCTAGCAACTGTTCAATGATCACACGTTGGTCATTGGCTTTGAGACTTAGAAACGGTTCAGTATAAGTGTTCAAGGCCACAACATGTCGGAACATGTCATGACTTAGTCCCAACAGCCTTTCTATGGCATCTTGAGTTTCTCGTGAATCACCTTGCGCTTCATCATCAACAGTAGTTTGTTCGTTGTCAACATAAAACTTTAAGATGTTGGGTTTACGTCCACGTTCAACACGATAGTTTTTCCCATCAATGTCAAACTCCAAACTCACCAGCATATTCTTGCCATTGGTTTTGTTGATGAGATTGTCTTTGCGAATGTTAGTCAATGCTTGACCGTATAACGCAAAACTTAGAGCATTGATAATAGTGGTTTTACCAGTGCCATTGCGTGAGCCATCACCGCCTAGGTCAAGATTCTCTCCCAGTACCAAAGTAAGATCACGCCGATTAAAATCAACTGCTTGTGTGGCATTGCCCACGCTCATGAAATTTTTAACTGTGAGATTTTTTAGTTGTATCATTGATTGGGTTGTAAACGTTCAATTAAAAAATTTGCCCAGGCATGATGTCCAGCTTCATCTGGATGCCCGTGATGTCTAAGTGTTTCGGAATCTTTGAGCTTGAATCCACGTGGCAACAAATATCCATTGCAAGAAGTAGTCCAAGGATTAATAATATTAGAGTTCTGCTCAACTTCCTCACGCAAACTTTGTATAAACGGTGAATTGTATCCAACTTTGCTATCGTTGGGAAACGAATCTGGATTTGAAAATATCACATGACGTATGTTATTACTCTTAGCCCAACCTGAAAACATTATTATGTCAGTTAATAGATCAGTGACAGTGCTTTCAGGATGGTAGTGTAATAACCATTGTCGGTAGTAATCTTTTGTACGGCGATCGGCTAGATCAGCTATGTTTGGCACAATAGTATCTATCAATCCTTTGATGCTCCAATCTATTTTTTTGTAATCAACTTCAATAGTTCGAAAGTGTCCGTCGTTGCTCATTGCCGGCAACCAAGGTTGCCATATTTCGGCTCGTGCAAGAAAAGTCAATCCAATCACTGCTATGATGTCTTGATGCTGATTTTTTAGTTCAGCTAAATCTCTCAATGCAGTTCTAATGATGCGTCGGTTAGTTGAACCTTCCATTCCTCCGTTGACAAGCTCTGCTCCGAATGCTTCGGCAACGAATTCTGGATAAATTTTGTGTCCTTGTCCAGGTAACCCGGGACTGCAGGAATTGCTATAGACAATCATATTATAATTCTTGGTAGATTTTTAACAGCAGTTTTGAATCGTAAAATTCAGATTCAATATTGGTAAGTTGGTCTGTGACAATCTGATCCACTGACTCAAATCTTACTTCGCCAGGTGCCATGTCAACATCTATGGCAGCACTCTTGTTGGGAATCAACGCCATCTCACGTAGGTGATAGTCTTTGATAAATGTTTCTTTGATAAAGTTTGCTTCTTCGTAGCTGATGTCTATGTCAAGCTCAACTCTAACGTGCATGTTTTTGGCCAACACAGTTGGGGCATTGTTAATGACATCTGACAGTCGCAACACACGATAGCGAGGTTGATCGGGCCAGGCATGATATTCAGGTTCTTTGCCCCATTCAATGATCATTGCACCACGTTCGTCATCATGATTGTCGGCAAAGTTGTGCGGAAAGCAATTGCCAATGTAGGTGATGTTTTTGTAAGTTTGACGTTTGTGGAAGTGTCCAGAGAACACATGACCAATGCCACCAAAGTCTTCGCGCTTGATTTCTCCATGATCCGGCATTTCAACCATGGCATTCATTTTAAAATGCGGCAGTTCAAAATGACCAAACATGTACTTGGCTGATAATTTTGGTATGCGTTTGTAGTCTTCACCTACTAACCAAGGGGCCACAACAACATCACCGCTGTGTAGCCAATCATTACAAATGACCACATTCGGTAAATGTTTAGCCCACTCAACACTTTGGATATCACGCTTGTCGCGATAATATAAGTCGTGATTGCCAGGAATGAAAAACACACGATCGAAGTTGTCGTTGAGATGTTCCAGAGCACGGAGACTATAGTTAAGAGTGACAATATTGATACTAGCACGGTGATTATGCCAATCTCCAAGAAACATAGCTGTTTCACAGTTGTTTTCCTTTGCTAGTTTAGTTGCCCACTTGACAAAAGCCAAACAGTCATCATTGTGAGTTTGACTGTTTGACTTTAGTCCAAAGTGGATGTCAGTGAATACTACTGCTTTTTTAAATAAGTTGGCCATATGACAACATTATACTAGTCGTCATTGAAAGTTGCAACCGGAATGGACATCACCGCTCCGGAACTTTTGCCGGAATTTTGTCTAGTCCAACTTGGGTTCAATCCGTTCATCTCTAAAATGTCATCACGTATGTTTTGCATTTTCTTTTCAATGTTCAGGATACGAGTAAAGCTGTTGGTGATGGCAGCAGTGTAGTAGGCAAACGGGTTCTGCGATTTTGATTCATCAAACTGTAGGCCAATCTGACTGAGCTGCAACAATGCCTGACCACGCATTTCTTCGTTGTAGGTATAACCACGCCAGTTACTACGTGTGGCATAGCGTTCACACAGTTTCATAAACATCAAGGCCAGCTTCTTGGTCATTTGGCCATGCTCTTTGCAGAACTCGCCTGTGACCAAATCACCTCGCCAGTGCGATTTGCCCACAACAAATGGTTGTTTGTTTTCATCAATCCTGTAATGCCAGAACGGAGGAAAATTAACACGTATGTAGGCCATGTCCAGCACTGGCTCGTCCACTAGATCATCGGCTGTGGGGTCGTCTACGATTTCAAACAGTTCTTCTAGGCTGGCTTTTTTTGCTGCAGCTTTGGTGATTTTTTTGGGAGCCTTGGGCACATGTTCCCAGGTAGTGATTCTAAAAACCAAATCAGTGTTGGGAATTTTTTTGGGGTCAATGACTTCACCGGTTTCACGTTTGATACGATCTGCACGATTGCGGCGAGCTTCGGCCACAGTTTTTTGATTGATTTTTGCCACACTGGGCAGGATCATATCAAACTGATGATCAGTTGCCGGATCAACAAACGAGCAGTAAGTATTTTTTGAAAAATGTATTTCTTTGAGGATGTCACGATTGTTTAGATAGTTGACGCGGGGCGCCGTGCGTGGTATGGTTACAGACACAGATGTTCTCCTAATTGTGTACTTATTGTAGCATTTTTACAACAATTGTCAACCATTTCTTAAACATAGCCGTTTATTTTTTGATTAAATACACAAACAGGAACAACTATGCCTTATATCAGTGAAAACGGCCAAACTAAGTTTGTGACCCAAGCAGAATTTGAAGCGTTTAATACAGCGCAAGGGATACCAAATCCTCCGCGACGCGGTAGATCAACCTCGGACTCGGCCACAGCGCCAGCCGGTGGCGCAGTCACAGACTTGTCAAGTCCCAACAACAATCTCACTGGCCAAGAACGTCGTGCGCTGGTGGCAAAGCAACAAGCGCAAGTATCGTCTGAACTTGATTCAGTGGATGCAACCCTGGCTCAGGCCAACACAGGAAAAATAAGTCTCAGCCCTGAAGATGTTGCCAAGTTAGAGGCCAGAAAAAATCAGCTTGGTGATAATTTTAATAAACTTGAAAGTGGACAACCGGTCACCGATGGGTCGCTGGAAGGTGGTCGTGCAGCACAGAAGATTTTAAATCCCAATACATCAAACACTTCCCCAGACCAGCCACTGCCAACTACGTCAGAAAAAACAGCCAACAACAGCAACGTAGATCCCAACGTTGGATTTGTTCCTCAGTCCAACCGCACTGGTGCAGTGCCCACACCTGAGTTTGAGGTGAGGCCATTAGCACCCACCGAAGACGATGCTATCAACCAAGCAGTAAACGAAGCTCGGGCAAGACAACAAGTACCAGCAAGCGAGATAGCACGATCACCCACAGAACAATCTGCTCAACAGGCACAGCAAGGTGGCACACCAACCCCCACGCCACAGTTTGTTCCTTCTTATAACTTTGCTGACAATGCACCACTTGAGCAAGCTCCGCAAGAACAGCAAGGTGCAGTATTTGATGCCAACGGTCAGGTTGTTGGATATAGATCACGTGGCGTAGTTGAAACCATCACACGTGATGCGCCTGATCAACCAGTGAGTGTAGATCCAGGTGCTGCTGCAAGAGCGTTGGCAACACCGGGCATTTTTGTGAACGAGCCTGATCCAGTTGCTGATACCAATTCCTTGGGAGTGGCAACACAATTTACCGGAGTTAATCAATTCCAACAAGGTGTGCCTGCTGACGATCCACTCAGTGGCATAGCCGACGAAAACGAACAACGAGACAAAGAGTCTGTGATTGGTGGCTCGCTGCGAACTGCAGCCACTTCACAAGAAAACCCTTTTACCAACCCCTATGGTGACAGACCTGAGCCCAGTGCTGATCAACTCAACACTGATCCGGTATCTCCAGCAGACAGCGGCACAGGTTACGTTCAAGGCTTTGGCACTAACCCAGAGTTTATAAACACTGATCCCAACAATCCGTTTGCTGCCAATCAGCAACAGTTAAAAGACGAGGCTCGTAATCAACAGGCCTTGCGTGAACAGAAGTCAGGATTCAACGACAAAGATTGGCGAGTCAGACTTGCATTGTCGCAACAGGCACAGTACCTATACAAAGTGGCAGCACCTGGTGAGATACTTTACCCATTGAACATTACCAATGGAGTGATATTTCCCTACACTCCGGCAATACAGACCAGTTACCGAGCCAACTATGACAAGTATGATATGACTCACAGCAATATGCGTGGGTTGTTTTATAAAAACTCCAGTCCTGGTGAAATATCAATCACCGCAACATTTACAGCACAAGATACCAACGAAGCTAATTACCTGTTGGCTGTGATACATTTTTTCAAGAGCGCCACAAAAATGTTTTACGGACAAGATGCACAGGCCGGCACCCCACCACCAATCCTATACCTGTCAGGGCATGGACAATATCAATATCATTTGCACCCCTGTGTTTTGGAAAGTTTTAATTACAATCTCCCAGCAGATGTTGACTACATACGAGCAGGCAGTGTAACTGTCACCAACACCAATTTGATTACTCGCAGAGATCGTCAAAGCAATATGCCCACTAGCACATCGCCAATTTATTCGGCGATATCTAGATTAAAAACTATTTTTACGCCCAAAGGCGCATTGCCGCAGGCCAAGGCAATGTCCTCATTTGACACTGCTGGAAATTCAACTGAGTTGGGTGGCAACAATTCAACTTACGTGCCAACACATATGGAAATACAATTGACCTTGATACCAATACAGAGCCGTAGTCAGATGAGCAAACAGTTCAGTGTGAGAGAATTTGCACAAGGCAATCTATTGCGCGGAGGATTCTGGTAATGTCAGCATATTCAGCTACAAGCCCATATTACAACACAGGATTTACCCAATACTATCTTGATCTCATGATCAACCGTCCCATCCCCAAAGAGAGCGATGACTTGCTGATGAGGATTAATACAGTATACGAATACCGACCAGACCTGTTGGCCTATGACCTGTATGAAACTCCCTCACTGTGGTGGGTGTTTTATCAACGCAACCCCAACACTCTCACAGCACCGCCCTTGGATTTCAAAGTTGGTGTGGAAATTTATCTTCCAAAGATTACAACGCTGCGTTCAGTGCTGGGGTTCTAAACTATGGCCTTTGTTATAAGTCGTCAATCAACTACTGGACTGCTAATACTCACCAATACTGATACCGGCAAAATTGTATCACGGGCAGAAACTCCCTATGATCTTGTGAATATAGCTGTTGAAAAAGGTGCGGTTCCTGCAGATCAGCGACAGGAATTAATAACGCAAGGCCAAGTATTTGTGCAACAAGAGGACTTAAAACAAGCACAACAAAACAAAGCTCAAAGTGCCGGCGAAGAAGTCAAACAAAGCGGTGACGCCGGTGCCACCAATCCGCCACAGCCTAATCAAGTCTTAGAACCAGATGGAAGAATCAATCGCAATGATCTTCCCAACTCAGGCAGCAATGCCAACAAACCCAAAACCAATGATACCTCTGCTGACGCAGGCCTGGCCAGTGAAACCAAACCCATCACAGAGACACAGGCAGTCAACAACCCACCCGGGCAAGGATCACAACTTTTAGACCCCAGTGTTCAGCAGGCCAATCAAGGCAACGATGCAAAGCCAACATCCAGTTACGGTCCAGGTGTGGGGCAAGGCAATGATGATGCCAGTCCCACAAAAAACGCCACACGACAAGACATTGAACTCAGCTTCCAAGAAAATATTGAACCACAGCCCAATGTGCTTGATGACTATGCTAGTTACACCTATCAGATTTCTATGTATTTGTTAAACACTGATGATTATAGAAAATTAATTCAAAGCGGACGTAATGAAAATATTGCCGCTGGTGATACTGGGATTGATGGTGGTCAACTGTTGATACAAAGCGGTGGCGCACAAAATAGAGGTGATATCACAGACACAGTCAATGGGCAAACTGCAACACTGCGCGATAGGAATCCTTATTTCACGCTTGATTACTACATTGACAGTCTGTCAATAAAAAATGTGTTGCCTGGCAAAGGCACTGGTATGGCCAGTGCCAGCACTAATCTTAAAATGACAATAATTG